TACAAACTCACCTTCACTTAATCTAGCAGGTATATCATCTCTCACTTCTTCTGCAGTGGATGCTTTAGGTATTTCATTTCCTGATACAGGGTCTTTCTTAGCAGTAGACTTTGCCATGCCAATATCACCAAACATTTCTAACTGTTGTGCTTCTAAGCTCTTTCTAGGAGCACCCCCTATATTCATATCTAATAAACCCTTACTTCTTTGTTCTGCTTTTTTATCTCCCTCTTCTGGTGAATCAGATACTGCTACTGGTTTTATTTTTCCTTTTCTAAATAAATCTATGGCTTCTTTATCTTCTAATATTTTACCTTTATACACAGTGGGTATTGTATACTCTTTACCATCCATCTCAACACCAATAGTTTTTTCAGAAACTAGCTCACCTTCATCTGTTTTATACACAGATTTACCTGCCTTAGATTTAAGTTTTGTCTTTTCCATTAACTTCTTCCCTTAGTAATTTAAGTTTTTGCAAAGTGTGTATACTACCTTGTGCTCTATGAACAGTTATTATATCACTAGCCTGTTCTAATAGTTTATGTTGTTTGCTAATAAGTTCGTCTAAATACTTATTGAAGTGGTGCTGATGGCTGACCATCGGCTTGAGGTTGCCCAGTATCTGTTTGTCCACCTTTATTATCTCCTGTAAATCCTTGCTCTTGTGGTAAAGGAACTTGTCCTGTTCCTATAGTTCCACCACCTGCTCCTGTTGGGTCAGCAGGATTTGCTCCTGCAGGTGCTTGAGGTTGTTGTTGGGGTTGAGGTTGCTGTCCTCTAAACTCTTTTAATAGCTCTGCTTGTATTGCAGCTTCTCTCATATCATTCGTTACTTTTTCAGGGTCTAAATCCATAGCCTTTGCTATCTCTCTAATAATATAATCAAACTTAGCAAAAGGTGCTAATGAAGGATTAGATGCTACTTGTAAGAATCCCATCAGTCTTTGTGACCTGACTTCGTTAGCCATTAGACTTTCTGTTCCTCTTGCCCTTACTTCTAAGTCACCTTTTATATCAGGGTCAAAATTAAATTGCATATTAAATCTAAATAATCCTTCACCTAATGGTTTTAATAAGTAATCATCTACATTTTTAATAACAGTTTTAATACTACCTGATGCAGCATTCATTAACATAGATATACCTGATGCAGTTCTTCCCACCCCTGATACACCTGTCTGACCATGAGCAAAAGATGGTAATCCTGTGCTTTCATCAGCTAACTGTCTTGCCTTATCAAACAGTTGCATGTTTTCGTTAGATACATTTGGAAACTTTGTACCAAATATAGCCTGACCCGGTGCTCCACCCTGTCTTCTAAATATTTTACCCGGATATACAGATAAGTCTTGACCCGGAACTAGATTTGTTTCATCTACCTCTATAAGCAAATTACCTGATAATACAGCATTATCTACAGCCATTCTCATAAAACCATTCATAAGAGTTTGCGTATCATCCATGTTCTCTGCTAAACCTACACCAAAGAATGAATATGGGTTTAATTCATATGGTGCAGCAGAGTAAGGTATCTTAGCAGGTTTAAAAGGATTTAATACAACTCTTAGTAATCTTCCATTACAAACCCATATATTAGCTTGTAGTTCTTCAAAGTTTTGTAAGTCTTTAGGTATATCAATATCTTGGTCTAAGAGCATATCAGTATCTATCATACCCCAATACTCTAGAACCTCAAATCTCTCTACATAATTTTCTTGATTATAATCTGTTAAATCATCTTCCCAATATTTCTTAACATAATTCTCGCCATCACCTATAACTTCTTCAATAACTTTTTCACGAAAGAAAGGTCTTCTTTTTAGAGAACGTAACTCTGTTCTTGACATCTTGTGTCGTTCAATAACAAATTGTGCTTGGTCTATATTTGTAGAGTCAGGGTCAGGATAAAAATTCCAAACAGAAACATTAGTTACTTGTGGAATAGTTTTAAATACAGGACTATAAACACCCTCATCATTCCAATTAGGATATTCTTTATCAACTGCAAAAGGTCCTTTCATAACCCCTGTGCCAAACAATGACATTTCAAAAGCAGTGCTTCTTAAATGTTTATTAGCATTTGATTCTTGTAATTGGTCTATGATTTGTTTTTCCATAGATTTAGCTGCAATCATAGCAGGACTAAATGTTATGGCTGTTGGCGTTTTCCCTGCTTCGCCTTTAAGGTTTTCAATGCCTTCCAAGTCTTCTTGTATAGGACCAAGACCTTCCTGTAAAGTTTTTGCAGTTGCACCTTTAGGTAATTCTTTCCCATCTCCCATGAAACCATAAGGAGATGAGAGGTCATCCAATTTGTCACGTATTTCTTCAGGTTCTTTAGGGTCGAAACTAACATCTTTCAATACTCCTTCAGGTAATTCCGTTGGCTCTATACTTATAGGAAATTTATTCCCAGCAAATAAAACGTCTACTATTTGCCCATACGCAGCCAAAGTTTTAGTTTTTGTAATTTTAATAAATACTCTAGACTTTTCAGCTTCAGTAAACTGAACATCAGGTCCATATAAACCTCTATAATTTCTATAAGCTCTTACCCATCTAAGTTCATCTTCATATCTATAATCTTCAGACTTTTTAAACTTAGCCATAACATAATCTACCATGTTACTGACTGGATAATCTGTCTCATCTGTTTTGTCAGAATCTTCTAAAGCTATCGCTTCATCTTCTAACATTATTTCTTCTTCTGCCATATTAATATCCAAACGTTGCATCAGCTACAGGCATACTACTTTTTGGTCTACCCATAGGCTCATAGTCAAATATACTAAATCTAGGTCTTGACATTATACCATATCTTAAAGCATCATACAAGTGGTCTTCTGCTTTAGTATCCACATCTTCAGGATTCTTTTTATCTAAAGGTATAGCAGGTAACTGTGAGATTGTTTCTGTGCAAGTGTTAAAAAATACCATTCTTGGCTCTTCAGTAAACTCGTCAACTTGTAATCTTCTATGTATTTCATTCTTACCTGAAACTCTACTTCCTCTACTTCTATCTGATGGTCTAAAGCGACATCCCTTCATAATCATTTGTTCAGCTAGTGAAGGTCCTGTATCACCACGTTTATGCCATAACGAACTATCTAATACACCATACTTAATATTGCCATCTTCTGCTTCTGCATCTAGTATCATATCTGCCAAATCTGTGGCAAGGACTTTAGAAACATACAACTCTCTATATACAACAATCTGCTCATCTGGAGAAACAGCAAACCACAACACAGCACTATAAGAACCATAACCATAATCACAAGACCTAAACTTAACCCAATTTCTTGGAATATGAAAAGGTTCAATAACGTGAGTATTCCTATCAAACTCAGTAAAAGCAGCACCTTCTTTAATATCCCAATCACCTTCAAGCAACTGTCTTTGTTGGTGTTCAGGTAAGGAAAGAAGCATTGCTTCATAATCACCTTGACTTGAGAGGTACGGATTATCAGATAATCTAGCAGGGATAAATCTTCTTTTAAATAATGACTGACCTGCTTTACTGTGTCCGTCAGGGTATTTAAGAACCCTTCCTGTCTCAATATTTGTGGCATCAAATGCTCTTCCATAAGGTGCTGGGTCAATAAACATTTTCTTAACCCACTGATGACCCGGACCTCCGGGGTTAGTTGTTGCCCTCATATACACAGGTAAGTCGTGTGCAGTAGAACGTAATCTTGACCTCATGTAGTTCCAAGCAAATGGTGTTGCCCATTGCGTTAATTCGTCAAAGCCTATCCAACTAAAAGCTAAACCTTGATATCTTAGTACATCATCATCTCGGTCTAGGTAGGACATCCACAGTCTTGCACCTGAAGGAGCTACCCATTGCATCTTTCTTTCTGACCACTTTATCCCTTTCCATATAAGGGGATATAATTCTCTAGACTTCCAAACAAGTTCTCTTAGTTCTTCTGTCGTGTGTCGTAATAACAAACCACTAAATTGTGGATGACCCATATAACGTAGTGGGTCTGCTAACATGGCATATGACTTGCCACCACCTGCCGAACCACCATATAATACTTCTCTTTCAGGAGAAGCAAGAAACTCTGTTTGAGGTCCTTCATTAGGTTTAAAAACAATATTTTGTTCTTCTTCAGGTATAGCCTCTACAGTATTTACTGTGCTAGGCTCTTGCTCCAACTCTACCTTCTTCGATGGCTTTCGCTTTCTCGATTGCCTTTTGGGCGTATTCAGACCATCGTTTAAGAGTTCTAGCTTTGTTCTTACGTTGTCGTTCATGTAGTAATCTTTTCCTTAATCCTATGTGAGATATTTGTCTGCCTGTTTTTGTTGTTAGCCAATTAGCAACTTGTCTTAGTGAATATTGCTTTACATATTTTCTAGCTAACTCTAATGCTTCTAACTCGTAGGGTATAGGGTCAAGTAATTCTTTATCATCTTCGTTTACTTTATATCCAAACGGAACAGTCCTAGCTATACGTGGTATCTGTATCCATTCTTTTTGGTCTTCGTCTTTTAAATCTGTTGGTTGTGGTAACTTCCACTTGCCTAAACTTCTATCCATTGTCCTTCTTTGGTGGTAATAACATCACTCCACCTGATGCTTCCACCTGCACCTTTTCAGTTTTAACTAATCCAACTCTATCTAATAATTCTTTTGAGGCAGATAGTCTATCTCTAATACCTAACTGTGTTGGGTCATCTACACCACTTACCATAGCTACAGCAGCTTTAGGTGCATTACGACTCATATACATTTGAGTTGCATCCATGATTTCATCTTTCATAGAAGCTATAACACTAGAAGTAGATGTATGCTCTGAATATCCTGCAAGTAGTTTTGCCTGTACTACATCACCATTTGCTTGGTCAAAGAGAACATCTAAAAATTTTTGTTGTCTTTCTGTTAGTTCCCTCTTTGTCATATAGGCACTCCGTATCTTATAACTCTCTCTATTAATCTTTGTGCTCTGTTAGTTGTTTGTTTATACCAACGTGAGTCTTCCATCTGCTCTGCCATTTCAGGATAGTCTTCATTCTCTACGGCAGCAATCATCTTTTTAAATTTAGATAAACGAGGCTTCCCTAATTGAAATGACATATTTATTAATACATGTTGTATATCTTCAGGTAAACTATCAAAGTTACTAAACAGAGATTGACAATCTTTTATAGACACTTCTATATCATTCTCAAACCATGCATCAACTTGTTCATTAGGTACTTTTGTTCCTACAGGTTTACCATAATAATCTGTATCCCATTCTGTAATAAGATGTCCAATTCCTCCAGTTAAATGCGATTCTGAACATAAATACAATTCATATTTTATGCCCTCATCATCAGCGATTTCATTTTGTAATGTAACTAGATTCATTATTTCTTTTTCTTTTTTAAAGGAACATTCATTTCTTTAAACTCTTTTTTAGTTGTTTTTTTATACACATCTTTTTTCTTCTTAGAAACTGATGCTGTTAATCTTCCTTTTTTAAATGTGTGAGGGTCAGGTACTATTATAGAACTACCAACTCTTATTGTTTTCTGTTCTTTTGTTCCTTTAGTAGGAGTTCCTTTATCTTGACCTGTTTTAAACTTAGGATTTAATTTCATTAACTTTTGCAATGTAGTGTTATTAGCTTTAGCTATATCACTTAACGTATCACCCTTTTTAGCTTTAACTTTTTTTGTCATGGAACTAGCACCACCTGCTTTGGTAGCTTTAATTATATCGCCAAAAAAACTTCCTGTGGTAGATTTATTATGTTTCATTATATCAACCTTCTTGTCTGATTCTTACGTATTTCCTTGACATGAAGATGCCAAAAATAATTACCTATTTTACAGGTTATAGCAGATATCTTTAGAAATGTCAAGGCTTTTAGTGTCATTGATAATATGGACTCACTGTAGAATTAGGGTCTTCTATACCTTCAACTGCTAATACTTCAGGTATATAATACTTTAGCATATTCTCTATTCCCATCTTTAGTGTTAGTGTAGACATTGCACATCCACTACATGCACCACTTAGAAATACTGTTACTATACCATCCTTAAAAGATTGTAACTCTACGTGTCCACCATGCATCTGAACACTAGGTAATATAGACTCTGTTATTATTTTATTAATCTTTTCTTCAACGTCAGACATTACTTCTTTTTAAACATCTTTGCTGCTTGTCCGACACCCTTAATCCCAAATGACGCACTAATTGCGATATATAAGAGGTACTGATACCATTCTGGTAAAGTTGCCAATATACTAAATCCATGTTCCACATACTCTGTCATCCCGGGAATGAAGACTAATATAGCAGGGGTTAGTAGGACAACTAAAGCAAACTCATCTTTCCAAGATTCGTTTGTGGCATCAGCCATCTTGCCTTCCCACTCTATTTCACCTGTAGCTACCTTCTCTGCTACAGTTGCTCTTGCTTTGGCTTCAGCTACTTTAGCGAGACCATCTGCTTTTGTTTTTTCTACTTTGTTTTGAAACCACGTTCCTGCGAGATTTGCTAGTGGTCCTATCAGTGCTTGTATCATTCTTTATTTTCTCCTGCATTCTTGCGAGTCTTAGTTGCTCTTTTACTTTAGCTGAATCTACGAAATCTTGATGTTTTTTTTGCAGTCTTGCTGGGTTGTTTAGAAAATTGTTTACCTCGTTTAGTCGCTTTTCGTTTAGCAGCCGAAGAGGCGGCGTATTCAGAGGAAGATAAAGCCTTAATCGCTTTTTCAGGTAAATAACGTTCACCAGTTGCTTTACTCCCTTGTGTACTAGGTTTACCAGACTTTGTTCGCCATTTTTGTTTTCCCCACGCAACTAGTGACCTCTGTGATTTTTTTAATGCCATACTATTTTCATATGCCTCTTTAATCTCATCTATTGTTCTATTGCATCCTATACACACATCGTCTTCTAATGTACATACTCCAATGCAAGGTGTTAAAGTTTCCCTGTCCATTTGCCGACAATCCAAGCTAGTAATCCTGCAAAGAATAGTACGAATACAAAAGCTATACTATAACCAAAATATTCCATTAACTCTGCTTGTCTTCTTTCTCTCATCTTCTCTTGATAACGTCTAGACTTTCTTGCCTCTGCTTGGAACTCTTGCCAATCCTGCCACAATCCGGGTCTGCCTATATATATCATCATCTTCTTGAGTTCTGCTTCTTTTTCTTTTATTTGCTCAAGAGCCATGAACTCTTCTAAGTCAGAACCACCACCTTTAGCTTTTTGTTTACTTGCTTTTTTTTCTAACTGTTCTTTTGAGAATACAAAATCAGATATATGTTTAGCACAACCTGTAAGCTCTTTTCCGTTTGATACAAAACTTTTTATTACACTGAAGGCGGCATTTGCCGC